TATCCAGTTGCCACTAGCTGATTATCCAACGCCGGCGGAAGGCCACTAGCCGTACCACAGCCAATAAAGACTATATTAGTACGGACACTGCCCCGCATCCCCTTAAAAAGCATGGCTAGCCAAGAAATTGGCGTCCATACTGATGGGGAATTACAAACTGTCGACGAATTATTAGCATAAATCCCCGGCTCTTCAGGAGCATAGGGTATACAATAATAATTTAGATAACCCGAGTTTCGATTTGGAGTATACTGCGTCTTATTATACGCATGTCGCTTACAAACACTTCTGAATGATTTATACATCTCACCAACGTATAAATCAACATTATGATAATCTCCAGGCGGTGGACCAAACCTTATACTATGAGTGGCCACCTGAGCGGTGACCGTGTCAACACTACGTAATGATACAGAAGCTACCTGAGTTGGTGTCTTCGCAACTGTAGTTAAATTTCCTGCAACTGGCGTCAAAATTGTTTGAGAGGCCAAAGTTTGACTATACAACGAATCCGATGATGCGTTGTAAGGGTCACGATGCAATTGATTCAACCCAGTATTAGAAAACCCCGCGAGTTCAAAATCCTCGCCCGCCGCAACAGTAACAAGAACAGTTATGACAGCACTTGAATTGGGTGCTGTAATCGGGTCGACGGCAGCAATGTTAAGCCAGCCATTCAAATCGGCTGAATTAGTAATACTACCAGCCGCTAAACCAGCTGCAACAGCAGAGATATTTGAAAACCCCTGCAAACCCATATATGCAACCTCAATATCTACAACAGTGGTAGATGTCAAATCAACAACAAGATTCAATCCATTGTTAGACATAGCACTATCACTGTAGGCACCATAAACAAGGGTAGGTGTCCAAGAGATTCTAATTCTGCCCCTATGATATTTAGACGCAACAAAGAAGATACGATACTTCAAAGTTCCCCGCCAAAAATTTGCTAAAAAAGACCCAAAAGCCAATGGGGTCAATTGTATAGCATGGGACGTTGCCGCTGGTGGAACATACATTGGATGTACTGGATAGTACGACAATAACGTCCCAGCAGAAGTAGAATTAGAAATCTGGTAATAATCAATCAAACCAAATCTACCAATGATATTTTCAAAAGTCATTGGATCTCCGGAAGTACCCCACATACTACAATCTATGGTAACCTCCTGCCGCGGATCCAGTGTGTGTTTAACAAACTGATCTGCCCCAGACGCATAACCCATAGGTGGGTAACCAACTGTGGTTCGCTCATCAGTGTCGAGTGGCTTACTAAAGCCAAACAACTTAGCAATCGAAGCCACAGCACCAGCACCAATCTCAGTTGCCTTCGCAAACAGTCCTATAACAGGAACATCAGACAAAGACTTCCCAACATTGGCAACAGCGCTGGCCGGACCGCTAATCAAACCATCCATACGTTCACCACCACCACGCTTATTACCACCACCTCGTTTAGAAACAGAAGCAACAGGGGTTGCGATATCTAAATAAACATCTGTTAACCACACATACACAGACCCATTATAGGTCCCAGTGGATCCAGTAGCTGCACTTATTAACGGTGTAAGTGCAGTCAAATAAAACTGCGGTAAATCAACACTCGCTGCAGTAATAGTATGCATATTCATATATTGCTGACCCTGCCACCCGGTCCACGGAATTATCAATTCAGCAGAACCACTAGTGGACACATCCACAATAGCCA